ATCTAACGGTGTTTTTTTATAATGTAATTTTGGCATTTCAACTGTAGAATTTCGACTTTGCAAAAGAATAATAGATAATAAATATTTGGCTGTCTTTTTCTTAAAATATAGTAAAAAAAAGACAGCCATCGTTCTGCTGTCTTTTAGGAGAAGGTATTTTACTATGGGGATAGTAAAAAATATATAATGTATTGGGGGGTTTTTACAGTTATTATAGTATCACCTTGGCCTCTGAAAGTGTTAACAAACATGCACAAATTTTCGATTATTTTTTGTGCAGTTTCACTAATTAAACTACGTTGTCCGGAGTTCGAACCCTCCGATGTCTTGCATTAAAAAACGCCTCTCTAAGAGAGACGTTTTTCAATGAGACATCGGGGATTCGAACCCCGGACAACTTGATTAAAAGTCAAGTGCTCTACCACCTGTAAGCAACTCCCTTGTAATCAAGAAACTCATATAACTTTTTTATTGATAATTCGTATAACTATCTGTGACTTATCCATAGAATACACTAAAAATCCATCTGTGTCAACTGCTAAATTCTATCTCTCGTATACATCAGTGAGAAACAAGTATAGTCCTCATTCTCATCTGGAATGGCTGCAATCTTATCTTTCACCTGTTGTATTCTTGCTTCTAAGAACTCATACGCTTGTCCAATGTTAGAGAACTCTGTGCTGATACCTGTCATTAAATCTATATCATTTGTAACGGCTTCAAGTACATCAACAACAGTGAACAGTAATGACTTCTGCATTGTTGATTTATCATATTCATCTGTTGGAGTTAATGAGTTCTCTGTAAGGAACTGAATGTACTGCTCGTCAGAGAAATACTGTTGATTTGATAACTCCATCTTTAATCTGTCTAATACTTTCATGTGTGTCTCCTTTCATTATTATATGCAATAAAAAAGGACTACGGCATTTTACCGTAGACCTCTCTTATGATAATCAATTATTTTCTTATTTCAATATTGAAATCAATTCTCTAAGTTCCTTAATATACTGTTCTATTGTATATTCCTGATTTTCATCAGGATAATTAAATACAGTTTCCCATGTACATACGAATTGATCTATCTTATCATCAAACATTCCAGAATATAATTTAGAAATGCAGATAAGAGCAGCATGAAATGGGTTTCTTTCAAAATGACTTGCTTCTATAATACCACCCATTGACCCTTGACGTGCTCCATTATATAAATTACAAACAATTCCTTCCAAAATAACTGCATCATTATGTGTAATCTTCATACTTTTACATCTCCTTATTACCAATCAGTCCCAATCGCTGTATTTTTTTTCGCCTTGTTTATCTTTCCAATTATTGAAATTTTCAACAGCATCATGTTCTTGTTTTGTCATGTCTTCATTATTATAGTATTTATCAAGACCACTATTCAAAGTATCTCTATACTCATCATCGCTGGAACATGCCGTAAATAAACCCATCATTCCTAAGCAAGTTAATGTAAGAACAATTCCTTTGATAAATTTCTTTCTCATAAAAATAGCCCCCTTTCAAATCACTGTACTAATATCCTAGACATTCTAGTTAAATTGTACCATTAACTGTAGGCATTTTCAATAAAAATTTCCGTAATATAGAAATTCATTTCACCAATATGGAAACACTAATTGATACACTATCAGTGAAAGTAGGTGATACAGTTGGTGAATATGGGAGAAAAACTACGATCTCTCAGAACTGAGAAGAAATTAACTCAAAAGCAAGTAGCAGATAGAATAGGATTAGCCATAAGTGCTGTATCTTCCTATGAATCAGGCAGTCGTTATCCTTCATATGAAGCATTGATAAAGTTGGCTCGTATATTCCATGTATCTACAGATTATCTCTTAGGAATTACTGATAAAAGAAATGTAGATGTAACTGGTCTTGATGATGAATCTGTGGAGTTGGTTTCACAGTTAGTAGATAAATTGAGAAAGTAAGGTGTCCTGATATTGGACATCTTATTTTTTTACTGACCACGATTTCGTGGTCGTTGCATTGTGTGCATATCTGAATTTTCACCCTCCGTCCATTTGGACGGAATTGGAATTAGTCCGATTGGAAGGGTTCATTTGCAAAAGTAAAAAGTTTTTCCTTTTGCTCAAAAGGATGCGTCCATTTGGACACAAGGTTGCTAGGTCTGGATGAACCTTGCATAAGGATGTAAAAGGTTTTTACACCCTCTTTAAAAGAGATACCCTGTTCTAAGGTAACTGTTAGCGACCTTAAAAATTTTACTCTGTGGGGATTTTTCTGATTAAGGAAAAATTTTTTAAAGTCAAGGGGTAACGCAAAAAATTCACAAAAATTTAACATTTGAATTGTCTGACAATAAGCCGAATTGTTTTGAAGTTTTTTCAGAAATTCACAAATCTTTAAATAAATTTGCTCTGAATCGTTCCGTCACTTTGCACAAAAATAGTACTGTATTTTCTCTGTATTGCACAATGAACATTCATTCACCCCTTTGTACATATTGCACAATGGATTAGTACAGCCACATTATCGGCTCTATCACCCTACATCTGGTCACATTTAACCCCAAAATCGGCTCAAATCACCCCTAAAACGCTCACTTGATTGATAGTCAAGTGAATGTAAGCCAAGGAAATCGAGATTTCTTCTGATTATATCCCCATCTGATACCCCTAATCCTACGGAAAAATGTGGAAATACCGTAGCACCAGTTTGGAACAGTGTACAATACTACACTATTATCCACTCTTTTCTGCCTGATGGATATGGAATTGTGTCTGATTTATCTACAATTCAGATTACTTTAGCACAGTACAGTGTCATATCGCAAATCAGACCGAATTTATTGTTGGATTTGTCAATTTGTCCAGTTTTGATGCGTTTAGCCACTAAACCTAGTGGTCTGTAAAGCAAAATGCGTCTATATATAGTGTGCATATTTATGTTGAAATACCACATATAGACGCTAATTTAACTTCACTCGTGAAACATTCCGTGAAACATTTATTTAATCTCTACTTCTTTACTAGGATTATCAACCTTCTGTGAAACATTTTGTGAAACATTTTCACCACTCAAACGCTTCTTTTCAACCTCTACATCACTGACATATTCGGTCTTTTCCATAATTGTTTCCTTACTAATTGCTCCCATCTCTTGAAGTGCTTTCAGATTAGCAATCATTTCAGTAGATGCAACAGGCATAGCCACATTGTAAATGACTTCTACATCACTATCTACCTTAATTCCCTGCATACCAAGTATCTTTTTGAACATCTCAAATCGTTTCTGGAATCCAATATTGAGCCATTTCTTATTCTCATCAGCATATACACTTGCCATCATCAGTAAGATTTGCATACTAACTTCTGAGATATTCGCAATATTAGTGCTAGAACCTAATACAGATGGCATACAAGCCACATCATTAAGGAACTGCTTCATATTATCCAGATATAACTTGATTGAGTTATAATCCAATGAGCAATTAGCATACTTGAAATCTCCCACATCAAGGTTCATTACATAACCAACTGCATCCGCAGGAATAGAACTCTCTATACGCTGTCCAATAGCCACAGGCATAGGATTCATTACATTCACATAGATACTGTCACTCATCTTAGCCATAACATCTTCTAATGCGTCCATAATCGGCTTAATATCATTCAGTAAAGCCACACCGAAGTTATAATCCTCATCATTGAAATTATGATAATGGATAGGCAGACCAACACTGTTATCTGTTGATGTTAAACGCATTTCTCCCCCCTCATTGTCCCAATGTTCAACATAGGTAGGATAATATACATTCCAGAATGAAATAGCCGTATATGCGTCTGTCCAATGCTCTATAAAGGCAATATACTCACCCATATCGTCATATACAGGATAACTGCAAGCATTATCAAGCACCTTACTCTTAATCGTTCCATTGTCCACATAGATTGCTTCATATGCGTCACCAAACTTATTTACACGGTCTATAATCTCATAATCAACAGTAGCATACTGTCCTAACTTGTATCATAGAGACGATCAGATAATACAACTGGAATATCAAGGAAATAACCGATAATTCCGTTTACTGCAATACCGTTACCATCCTTTGTCATTGTTCTCTCACGAGAAGTGAACATATCCATCTTGTAGAAAGATGGTGCAAAGAGAGATGAGATAACGATAGCATCAAAATCTGCACTGTCTCTGTCGTCACCGTAAAGACCGAGAATTGCAATCATCTCGTCCTGTGTTACAGTGTTCTTAGCACCTAACTTATATTTCAGTGGGGACTTTAATGCCTCTGCAATAGCATCAGTATCATATTTTCTACCCACTGCGATTGCCTGTTGCTCTGCTGCTTCATTGATAGCGTTACCAAGTTCCACCTCAGAATCATAATCTGCAACTTTTACGGCTGGTGCCTGGATTGCTTTGATTGTAGCAGTTGTAGATGTCTGCTTCATCTGTGTTACATCCATAGGAGTATTGATGTCCCAATCCTTAGCATCTCCGATATAACCCCACTTAGGCATAGTTAATGTCTCACCGACTTTGCCGTGGAGTTCTCCAAGATTAACAAGGAACTGTGCTACCTTGCATTTGCCTGTAATCTTTTCTCTTACGAGAGCAGAATATACATCAGGCACAATAACATTAGTGTTAATTGTACTCATAAATTTTCACCATTTTAACCTTTCATATTTTCTTTAATTTCCGAAACATCTGACTTAATCTCTTCAAGGTCAGATTTGTATGTATTCAATACCGTCACAAACTCAGCGTTTGTCTTTGATAATCTTTCATTGGTTTCCTGTGCATTAGCCAGAACAGTGTAAAGTTTTTCCTCACGCTTCTCTGACTGTGCTGTGAACTTCTCAAACGCTTTATAGATAAACCATCCTAAAGCAAGCACACAGACAATAGGAAAGCCAACAGAAGTAATCAATGTTTGAATTGTATTTACGTCCATTAGACCACCTTTCCCATTGATAAGTGGTCATCACCACCTACTTATTCAATGCTTGATAAAGTGTAGGATTTTCTGCAAAAAGTTTTGCTCTCTCCGCATATCCCATCTTCTTAAAATCTTCCCTTGTAATTCCTTTTGAGGTCTGGTGATTTGATGGCTTGTTTGATCCGTTGAGAAAGTAGTTACCGAACAATGCACCTACCTCTTCTATGGTCTTATCCATGTCCTCACCGACATTTAAGAACTGTGCTAATCCTTCTGGAAGTTCTTTCTCTTTTAATTTGCTTGCAAGCGTCATTGACTTTTCCTTATTAGCAAGTTCTTTCTCTTTACTTTCGAGAGCAGAAATTCTTTCCTCTAATGCTTTCTCTGCATCAGATTTCTCAACTGGCTTTAATCTTGCAATCTCATCATTGGCAGTTTTAAGTTTCGCACTGTAATCTGTACGCACCTTATCTGTTTCTGACTGAACATATTTAGATACAAGAGCCATCTGCTCATCTGTTAAATTCAATTCTTTAATATCCATCTTTTAATCCTTTCCTGTTGCAGTCAGTACGCCCTAAGTTAAATTTAGTTCGTGGGGCTGCCCCATAAAAACTTTTGATATATTTTAACGGCTAAAAAATAAGCCCGTTATAAACTGGAGGAGGAAGGGACAATAGAACACCGTCCCATAAATAAATGATTACTATGTTAGATACTAGAAATTTTGTTGCATAAAAAAAATTTAGAAAACCGTTGACATTGACTTTCTATCCTGCTATAATAACATTTGTAAAAGTTTATTATGCTTTTCCATAGGAAAGAAATTTAATGACAAGAACACCAATGTATTCATAGGATTGTTGGTGTGTTTTTTATACCCAAAACGCAATTTTTTTCTCCATATTACACCCTCATTTGACAACCCTTAAACTATTGAAAATACTACATTTTCAACAATTTCGTTCCGTAAAAATTATGCAGTTATTTCTCTCCATATTACGGACGTTGTAATGACCTCGTAATGTCTTATTTTTCAAGGGTTTTCGAATTTAATTCGGTAATAATCGTGCAGTTTTTTGCAAAATAAAAGGAAGTGGTTTTTATGCCACTTCCGATTTTTTATGCTTTATTCCGTATATCTCAATGTCTCCTGCTGCATCTTCTATAAGTGTTGGTGTTGTATCATCTGTCTTAACCAGTTTCTTCAATGTTGAAGATTTCAGTTCCAATAATCCCTGTAAGATATAGTCCTCATATTTCTCTGCATCTTCGCTTGTAAGCAATGTGTAGAGTGTTGCTTGGTTCATCTTTATCTCTGCCAAATCTTCCAAGAAGTTTTCAATGGTCTGCTTTCTCATACGGTTGTATTCACTCTTACCCAACTGAGTTTTCTCAACTCCTAATTTCTTATCGTCTTTGGCTCTTTGCTTGCATAATTCCAAGACCGTTTTAATCTTATCTTTGTCAACATCTCTTGATTTAATATCTGGCTTTCTCAAGATTTTATGGAGTGCCTTATCTGTTCCCTCAACTGTCATTGTCTTGTATGCAATCTCATCACCAATCATATCAAGTGTTGTATTATAGAAGATATATGTCTTTTTGCTGTCGTAATTTCCTTTCTTACCAAGTTCCTTAAAGAACATTGGATAACCGATTTTGCCATCTTCTTCGCTTTTGTATCGTTCTCTGATTTCTTTCAACTCATTTTTGTTATCTACAATCAGTGTTTTCTTTGCCTTATCAATTTCAAGACCTGACATTATAGATAACTGACATACATCCTTATACAATCTATCAACATAACTTTGATTCGGTTCTTCCTTATTCATCTCGTGCCACAATTTTGAGTTCAAGACCTGTGAGAGATTAACAATCTGACCTATAAGATTCTCACTGCTTTCGTAATCCAATTTTGCAAGATTCTTTGCCGTGTATTCCTCTTCCTTCGGATCAGGTTCAATATCTGTTGTCGGAACTAAGAACTTGTCATAATTCTTAACGGCTGCATCAATCATAATGTCGTTGTCAACAATCATCATCTGGTCACTGTCGAAGTCCATCGAGTTTGCTCTCTGTAAAACATTCTCACCTACCGAATTGATTACCATAATGTTGTCTGTCATATTGATATAGGTTGTAACCAAATGGTTCTCAGTGTTGTGTGGGAGATAAATATTTCCCATTGTGATATGTGGGCTTCTGCAAGCAAGTAACTGTTTCTGTGGGAACGCTGTTGATATGATATTTCCTTTACCAACTATTGTTGTCTCTGGCTCGTACTTTCCGATTGACTCCTGAAGCATTTCAATTGGATTTCCTAAGACCGTTGAGTAGTTACCATTGACAAGAATCCTGCCACACTTAATATCTGCTCTGATACTCTCAATTACATTCTTCGCAAGATGTTTGTAAAGTTTTGTGTCCTTGAAGGACATATTCAGTTTCATCATTCTGTAAATTACATCTGCTTTTACATTCATCATTAAGTCGCTGTCCTCATCATCTGAGGTTGCTTCGCAATAGTGATACATTGCAAGTGGATCTTTCCTGAGCAGTTCGATATAATCTAATGTCTGTTGTAATAATTCTGTGATTTTATTCTTTGTAATCTGTAAGGTGTTTAAAATCTGATAGTGTGTTCTTACTAACTTACCGCCAAAGTATTTGGTCGGCTTTTCATATTTTACTATTCCAAATGGGATATTTTTCTTAGAAATTTGTTTCAACCAATCATAGAACCAACTCTCGGTATCTCCGAATTTACAATATTTAATACTGCTTGGAGTAGTAATAAATTTGATGTCCTCGATTCTCTTTGCTGTTGTAGTTCCGTTTAACTGGGAAACATCTGTGATGTGGTTATCTTTGAACCACTGCTGAATATTGCTGTTAAAGCAACAAGATTTGAAGAATTTGTGACGAAGAAGTAACATTCCTTTGTCTTGGTAGTCACCCATCAGAGATTTATCAATCAGTGATTGTCCATCCCATATTTTGTTTTCAATCGTCATTTCTTTTTCTTCTGTGAAGAGTTTCTTATCTTTAAGTCCCACATACATAACCTTATCTTTGAATACTGATTTTACATCTTCGATAAGAAGTATGTTCTCCGGGCGAATATTTAAGTTTGCTGTTTTATGTGATAACAACAATGCTCTGTACGCTTCAAATGATGCAAGATTGATTTTTCTCTTCTTAGGATTGATACCGCAATCCGTAAACAGGTTCATTGTGTGAACCAGTTCCTTGTTGATGAAGAAACATTTACCTTGTCTTGAAGCACTTCCTGATCGACACCATCTAACATATTCAATATCGTCAATCTTGAAAGAGAAATCTTCCTTATCATATATCATATATCTGATGGATTCTTTTGTCTTTCCGTCTACCCTGTATTTCTTGACCTTGCCCTTATCATCCTTATCATCTTCGAGAGTGCTTCTAAATGAAGAATATTTGAATGTTAAGTAAACTACTTGGTCTGTTGCTAACTTTCTTCTGACATTGAAAAATGCTGTCTTTGTCATTCGTCTGTCTGCAATCACTCGACCTAATTCATCCAGTGCCATACTGCTATCTAATTTCATTTTGAATAACTGGGGATTTCTCAGATGAAGAATTTCATCTTTTGATTCATCATAGTAATCGTAATAGGAAGATAATCCAGAAGGTACGATTTCTTTTGCAACCTTAATCTCTTTGCCCTTTTTGTTCTTTGTTGATTCTACCTCTACTCTAAATAAGTCGGTAGCATCAATGCTCATAATCTTCAAGCCATTATCTAATATCATTTATTTCCTCGCTTTCTGTGTATTTGGCTATCAGATTTATCCCTTACATAATATATATCGACACAAGTTATAAAAAACTTAACCCTTTTTTGTAAACTTTTTACAAAACTTATGTTCTCTACATAGATATTATATCATATTCTATGAAAATATCAAGTAAGAGATAAATCTTTTTCGCCAAGTTATAGGTTACTCACTTATCTCCAAATCTTTACTTGCTGTTACACCGTTGACCGTACACTTGATAGTGATTGTATGTGCAAGATAACTCGTTGCAGCAGAAGTCAACTTCATTCTCTTGCTATTAGTAGACGAACCCTTATACCAAACGACCATAGAATTATTTGTATATTCAGTTCCATCAATGAAGCAAGTCCATACAAAGTCAGCAGTTGTCATATCAGCAACGACTGTTTCTGTAATATCCTGTCCATTCTTATCAGTAAACAGACAAGTAAGTGTCTTATATGAGCCACCAACCTTAATTGTATCTGTAGATGTTGATATGCTCGTTGTATAATTGACTTTCGGTGTTGTGTCTGAAATAGCCATAGTTGTTGTACAGGTAGCACCACCGCATGAAGCAACAATATCAACTGAACCTTCTTGAAGCATAGTCATAAGACCATTATCATCAACTGTAGCAATCTCAACATTAGAAGATTTATATGATATATGTGGATTCTCTACAACATCCCCATTGTTGGTCACGGAATAAGTCAACTGATATGTGTTGCTCTCCTTCATATCAAATGAGGTTACACCAGTATATTCGATCTTATAGTTGCCAATCGGTGCTTGCGTCTGCTCCAAATACAGATAGAACAGATTATTATTCTTAAAGGTGTTTCCAACCTTATAATAGTTGCCAAATCCTCTAAACGAATCATTCACCTTTATATTCTCCACTGCACTGTTATAACCTGTGTACAACGCAACTGCACCATTCAACTGTGTAATAGTTCCATGAGCAACAGTCCATTTATCAGATACAACAACAAATGGAATACTGGCAGTACCCTTATCTGTCTTAACCTTATAGGTCATATCACTTCTGACTGCAATAGATGTAAAATATATATCACTCTCAATTCCGTCCTGAGAAGTCACAATATAATTTTCTCCATTCAATACAAAGATAGTTCCAATATGAATAGGTGTACTCTGAGCATAGAAAAATCTAACCTTACCTTGCGGTGTGGTACTACGCTGATTCCTGCGGAAGAATACATCATATTTAATATCGGAGTTGAAGAAATCTGCAACTGTGGTTTTTTCTCTGTTCATGGTCATATCAAATTGCTTCTGAGTACGACCAAATACATTCGCATAATTCATGTATCTCTCCTTTCCAAAACAAAACAATAATAAATCCAAAGAATAACATCTCGTTGAAAACGAGTGGTATCACTTGTCTATTATTAACTCTTATCTACTACTAATATGTGTCACAACTACCCCACTTTTATCCCTATCGTTGTCACGATATTTGGACAACAGTAGGGATTTATTGGGGGTTGTTGTCACCCTAGAAATTAACTTGCTTTTTTGATTAGTTTGCTGTCGTCAAACCATTTCAAGTTACCATTGTTATCTAATGGCAGTTCTATCTTTGAGCCATCATCAAATTCAATCACCTGTGTTACTCTGCCGTTATCTGCCTTGATCCATTTCTTCATAAACATTATTCTCCTTTACATTCTGATTTGTTCTCTGTTTCTGTTCTTCAAGTTATCTAATGGATTGAATTTTTCAAAGTCCATCTGTAAGTCCTGACCAAACATAGCAAGGTATTCATTCGTGACTGCAATATTACTGTGTCCCATGATGGTCTTTAATCTTACAATATCACCACCTGAGAGAATCCAGTTCTTTGCGAAAGTATGTCGGAATGAATGTATACTCGTGACATTGACACCATGCTTAATGTTATAGCGATACACTAATGTCTGCCATGTTCTGTTACTGGCTTGCTCACCATAGTTATTACAGAAAAGAAAATCATCAGGATTTCCACCACGAATATCAAGATACTCTCTCAATATCTCAGATAAAGACGCTGAGAGTGGGATTAACTGCTGTCTACGGTTCTTTGTCTTACGCAACATAATCATTCCATTATCAAAATCAATGTCTTTGATATGGACGTTTAGAGCCGTACTGAGACGATTTCCAGTAGCAAGCATATAGTTTTCAAACACCCATGTCTTAAACTCCGTAAAAGAGCAACTATTGAGGTCTGGCTTGGCTAATAATTTCTCCAACTGTTCATTCGAGTAAGTTTCCTTAATGTCTTTCTGTGCTTTTGGAAGATGAATTTTGAATGTGGTCATGTAGTTACATTCCATGCAATAATATAGGAACGCTCTCACAGACCGTAAATAAGATACGACAGATACATCATTCACATTATGTTCTGTTTTAAGATGATTGGTAAATCCATCCACTGTGTCGATTGTAACCGCACTGATAAGACCACCTTCACAGTAATCTACAAACGGATGAATCTTATTCTCGTATGACACAATGGATGCTTGGGATAAATTCTTGACACGACACTTCCTGATAAATAAATCATAAGCATCATTTACAGATAAATTTTTAGATTTGTTCATTTGGATTTGTTTCATAAGAACAACCTCACTTTCTGTGTGCTTGACCTCTAAATTTAAGTGAGACAGTTATACGAATACAATAAAAAAACTCATCACTAAAAGCAATGAGTTTTCTCATATAGTGAGACATCGGGGATTCGAACCCCGGACAACTTGATTAAAAGTCAAGTGCTCTACCACCTGAGCTAATATCCCATAATAAATTAAAATGCCCAGTTCCGGAATCGAACCAGAGACACACGGATTTTCAGTCCGTTGCTCTACCAACTGAGCTAACTGGGCACAATGCTTACGCATCGAGTTGCGGGAATAGGATTTGAACCTATGACCTCCGGGTTATGAGCCCGGCGAGCTTCCAGACTGCTCCATCCCGCGATAGTATTTAGTTACTCTATAAAGAGTAATGGGCAGAGATGGATTCGAACCATCGAAGCAAGTTGCAGCAGATTTACAGTCTGTCCCCTTTGGCCACTCGGGAATCTGCCCATAATACAATTCAATATTAAATTGTATAAAGCCGATGATCGGACTCGAACCGATAACCTGCTGATTACAAATCAGCTGCTCTGCCAATTGAGCCACATCGGCATAACTAATAAAAGAATTAGTTAAATGGGACCTACAGGGCTCGAACCTGTGACCCTCTGCTTGTAAGGCAGATGCTCTCCCAGCTGAGCTAAGATCCCACGCGTTACTTGTAATGAGTGTTAAAAAATTCATCTGATTTAATCATCCATGAATAAAGACTCACTATAAACGACCCAGACGGGACTCGAACCCGTGACCTCCGCCGTGACAGGGCGGCGCTCTAACCAACTGAGCCACTAGGCCA